GGTGATCCTATGGCACCCGATTTCTCTAGCGGCAGCCCTGAGGGCCTCTTAACCGGCCGGCCTGGCACAGCACCCCCAAGGGCATTTAAGGAGCTTTTAAGGAGCCAGGAGATTACCCTAGACTCCCTTAAGCAAGGGTCAGAGGCTAGTTGCTGATTACGTTCTCAGAGCTGGCAGTTCTTAAAGGCTGCAGTCCTGCGGCGGTCAGCTATGCCGTCAAGCACGGGCGCATCTCAGACGCCGTTGTGGAAAAAGACGGGAAGCGGTGGCTCGACCGGGACCTGGCGCTTGAGCTTTGGAACAAGAACACCAGGGCCACCCACAACAGCAAGGTCAGCCGGCCTGACCCTGTGGAAAACAAGCCAAAACCGGAGGATCTGCGGGAGAGGATTGATGCGCTCCCTGACGATCAGATCCCAGGGCTGAACGACAGCAAGGCCCGGCGCGAGCACTACCTGGCAGAGAAAGCGAAGCTGGAGGTGCAGACCATGCAGGGCGACCTGGTGCCTGCTGCTGACGTCAAGGCCGCGGCATTCAAGAAAGCCCGCACCGTCAGGGACAGCATGCTGGCCATCCCTGACCGGGTGATCCCCACGCTGATCAGCATGACCGACACCAGGGCAGCGCATCAGCTGCTCACCGAAGAGATCCGCACAGCGTTGAGGAGCCTGGCCGGTGGCTGACGCGTTCGAGCTTCACGACCTGGCATTCAGCGAAGGCTTGATGCCGGCCGATCCGATGACGGTTGACCAGTGGGCCGACCGCCATCGGATCTTGTCCACCAAGGGCTCAGCGGAGCCTGGCCCGTGGCGCACCGATCGCACGCCCTACCTGCGGGAGCCGATGCAATGCCTCAGCCCCTCCAGCCCGTGGCGTCGTGTCGTGCTCATGTTCGGCAGCCAGATGGGAAAGACCGAGGTGGTCCTGAACTGGCTCGGGGCGATCATCCACCTGTGGCCAGCGCCAACTCTGCTCGTGCAGCCGACGCTCGACATGGCCAAGCGTCTGAACCGCCAGCGGCTGGAGCCCCTGCTGCGCGAGACTCCTGTGATGTCGGAACTGATCGCACCTGCGAGGGCCAGGGATAGCGGTAACACCATGTTCCTGAAGGAGTTCCGCGGTGGGCTGTTCGTTCTGACCGGCGCCAACAGTGGCAGCGGCCTGCAGTCAATGCCTGCTGCCTACCTGCTGGCCGATGAGGTCAGCTCGTATCCGTTCGAGGCCGATGACAAGGGCGATCCGCTTGAGAACGCTGAGGCCCGCACGTCAACGTTCCCGATGGGCAAGGTGCTGATCACCAGCACACCCGGCACCCGCGGCATGTGCCGCATCACGCATGAATATGAGACGCGATCAGATCGCAGGCAGCTCGCCCTGAAGATGCCCTGCTGTGGCGCCCTGGAGGTGCTGCGCTGGCGTGAGCACATGAAGTGGGATACGCCTGACGGCGAGGTATTCGCGCAGTGTCCTGCCTGCGGTGAGCGCGTGAGCGAGCATCACAAGACCACGATGCTGATGGGTGCGCAGTGGCAAGCCACCGCTAAAGGCGACGGCGTGACGGCTGGCTTTCACCTGCCTGGCTGGTATGCCCCGGCCGGTTGGACAAGCTGGCGGCAGATCCGTGATGAGTTCTTGAGAGCGAAGACTGACCCCCTGCTCCTGAAGGGCTGGGTCAATAAGCGTGCGGCCGAGGCTTGGGAGGATGAGGCCGTGGCGGTGATCAACGCCGAGGGCCTGATGGCCAGGGCTCAGGCTGAGACGTTCTCAAGCGGCACTTGCCCCGAGGGCGTCGTCCTGCTGCTGATGGCCGTTGACACCCAGGACACCTGGCTGGAGACCACCGTCTGGGGCTTTGGCCGTGGGGAGGAGATGTGGCGGATCTGGCATCAGAAAGTGGAGGGCAGCCCGGCTGAGGCTGACGTCTGGGAACAGATCGACAGCATCAGGCGCACGGAATGGCCGATGGAGGGCGGCGGCACGTTAAAGGTCCGGCACTGCGGCGTTGACACCGGCGGCCATTTCACCCAGGAGTCCTACGAGTATTGCAGGCAACGCGCCAGGGAGGGCGTGGTGGCCCTGAAGGGCAGCAGCACCAAGGCAGCGCCAGCACTGGGCAAGGGCAGCCGTGTCGACGTCAACGCCAGAGGGCAGACGATCAAGCGAGGCCTGACCCTGTATCAGGTGGGAGGCGACACCCTGAAGCGCACCATCTACGCCAGGCTCAAGAAAGACGCGCCCGGTCCTGGCGCGATCCACCTGCCCAATGACGTGACGGAGGAGTACCTGCAGGGCCTGACTTGTGAGCGACTGGTGCCGAAGATGGTCAAGGGCTTCCAGGTGCTCGGCTGGGAGAACCCCAGCGGCGCCAGAAACGAACCGCTCGATCTCACCGTCTACAGCCTGGCGATCCTGGAGCTGGTGAAGCGCAGGTACAACCGCGCGACGCTTTGGGATCAACTGGCGGCGGCGGCAGAGGAGCGCAAAGCCGGACAAGCCAAGCCCAAGCCAAAACGACGCAGATCAGAGACCAGTGGGCCGGGGTTTGTCACCGGTTGGTAATGGCTATCATCCAGCCTATGGAGGCGAGCCTGTGACTGTTCCCGCTTCAATCGTTGCCGGCTCCACAATCCAGTGGATTGAGCCCGCTGCGACTGTCTTTGACAATCCGGCCACGTCGAGCACCTGGACCCTGGCCGTTACGTTCCGCACGAACACAGCAGGCGAGGGCGCAACGGCAGCCGGCACCGCCCGTGCCGATGGCGGGTGGGACGTTGCCCTGTCGGCGGCCACCACGGAATCCTGGGACGCTGGGACCTGGTACTGGCAGAAGCGAATCACAAGTGGCGCCGTGGTGGTGGTCATCGGCAGCGGCACCACTGAGGTGATGCCGTCACTGGCCTACACCGGCGACCCAACAGCATTCGATGGCCGCAGCCAGGCAGAGCAGGATCTGGACGCGGTTCAGGCTGCCATCAGAGCCATCGTCAGCAAGGGCGCGAAGCAATACTCCATCGGGAACCGCTCCTACACCAGCAACGACCTAGGCCTGCTGATGCAGCGCGAAGCGCAGCTCAAGGCGATCGTCGCCCGTGAGCGAGCAGCCGAGAAGATCGCGCAAGGCCTGGGTGATCCTCGCAACGTCTTCGTGAGGTTCTGATGGCCAGCAAGAAAGCCAAGCCCATCGAGGCTGTTGAGACTGAGCAGCAACAGCAGAAGCGGCCACGACGTCGCGCCTATGAGGGCGCACTGGCCACGAGGCTGACTGCCAACTGGATCACCAGCAGCACCAGCGCCGACGCTGAGATTGATGGCAGCCTGATCAGGCTGCGGAACCGTTCACGGCAGCTTGTTCGTGATTCGCCTTATGCACGTCAAGCGATCCGCGCCATCGGCGCAAATGTGATTGGCCGAGGCATCAGGATGCAGGGCCGTGTGCGGATGCAACGCGGCAATCGGCTGAACGAGCCGATCAATCGCCGCATTGAGTCAGCCTGGCAGACCTGGTGCAGGGCTGACCGCTGCCACGTCGCTGGCCGGCTGAGCATGGCCGAGATCCTGCGGCTGGCGATCATGGCCGTGGCCGAATCCGGCGAGGTGTTTTTGAGGATTATCCCTGAAACGTTCGGGCGCAGCCGGATCCCCCTCGGGATTGAGATCATCGAGTCGGATTACTGCGACGAGGGCAAGAGCTACGGCAAGGATGCCAACGGGAACCAGTGGCGCATGGGCGTCCAGGTCAACCGCTGGGGGCGGCCTGTGCGGTATGCGTTCCGCACAACGCACCCGGGCGACATTGCCAACGCTCGCGGCGGCGAAGTGATCGAGGTGCCTGCCGATCAGATCATCCATATGTTCGTCACCGAGCGCCCAGGCCAGACCCGTGGCGCTCCATGGGTGGCCAGCGCAATCAAGCGACTTCACCACCTGGACGGCTACGAGGAGGCCGAGGTGGTCCGGGCCAGGGCCAACAGCAGCCTGATGGGCTTCATCCAATCACCGGAGGGCGAGCTCCAGGGTGATGAGGTGCTCGACGGCGACCAGGTGAGCCGCTTTGAGCCTGGAGTCTTTAAATATTTGGCGCCCGGCGAAACCGTCAACATTCCTCAGCTCGACGCGCCTGATGGGCAGTTTGAGCCGTTCCTGCGTGGGATGCTGCGCTCCGTGGCCGCTGCGATCGGCTGCAGCTACGAGACGATTAGCCGCGACTTCAGCCAATCCAACTACAGCAGCAGCCGGCTGAGCCTGCTGGAGGACCGCGAACAGTGGCGCATTTTGCAAGATTTCATGATCGAGCACCTGCTGCAGCCGATCTATGAGCGGTGGTTGTCCGCTGCCGTTGGCGCTGGCCAGCTGCTCCTGCCCGATTACGAGGCCATGCCGGAGCGTTACGAGGCCGTTCAGTGGTACCCCCGCGGGTGGGCCTGGGTGGATCCACAGAAGGAAGTCGACGCCTACACCAAGGCCGTGCGGGCTGGCTTCAAGACGCAAGCGCAGATCGTCGCCGAGACCGGCGGCGACATCGAGGATCTGCTGATCGCCCGTGTCAATGAGGTGGACCGGGCTGAACAGCTGGGCCTGCAGTTCGACACCAACCCGGCAGACGATGCCCAGGGCGGCGCACCGAACGCAACGCCTGATCTTGTGATTGATGAGGAGGCTGCTGCCTGATGGCAAACGTCAACGGCACCGAGATCAACCTGATGCCGACTGAAGGCATGAAAGAAGAGGCCAGGCGGTATCGCGCATGGAAGGAAGAGGGCGAGGCCGGTGGCACTGAAGTGGCAGCACGCAGGGCCAGTCAGATCCTGTCAGGCAATGAGCTGAGCCCCGACACGGTGATCACGATGGCGGCCTGGTTCGCCAGGCATGAGGTGGACAAGCAAGGCGAGGGCTTCAGCCCAGACGAGGACGGCTACCCTTCGGCTGGCCGTGTCGCGTGGGCAGCCTGGGGTGGTGATGCTGGCCAGACCTGGAGCACAGCAAAGTCTGAAAGCATCAAGAAGGCGCGAGAGGATCGCAGCATCGAAGGCCACGAAGCCCGG